TCAGGGAATGCTAAAGTAATTAACTGAGGATCTGAAACAATATCATCTCTATCAATCTTCAATTCAATTGCTTGATCATTTTCTAAGTCACCAAAATCTCCAACCTTAACAGCCCATTCATCAAATATTGTCATATTTCCTTGAATGATGTTGTTGCTCTTAGAAATTTTCTGTAGAGAAGGTATAGTACCTTTCTCTCTAATCATACCACTATAAAATTCAAATTGTGTATCATCGTCCATCTCTAAATCAGATAGATATGATTTTTCAGTATACCCAAATAGTCCTCTAGCCCTTTCGTATAAGTGTTTTTCAACTGGCACAAATCCTAATTCATGGTAACGGCCTAAACTTTGTGCCATGTTGTCTAAGTTAGGTTTAAGTTCGTCGCCTTGAATAATAAAACCTTCACTGCTAAATCTACCATCCCAGTTAGCAGTCTTCTTACCTTTTAATCTTAATCTATTTTGTTTTTGATTGTATAAAGGATTGTAAATTGTATCATTAAATTCTGTTAAATTATCTACAGTCAACGCATGTTCAATTTCTTTAGTGTACAACAGGCATCCATAGATTTGTGTGCCGGTTGGCGGAATAACTTCTATTCTGTTATCAACACGAACTATTTCACACTCAGTTGGCTGAATTGCTTTACCATTTTGATCTATAAGATTAAATTGGCTTCTTTCAATTCTGTTTACTTTTGCAATAAATCCGGTCTCACTCTCAAATGCTACTTTAGTAGCCATCGGTGAAAGTTCGATAGTGTTATTATTTTGCCATCCGCCTGCTATCCAAAATAAGAATTGCTTACCTGCGTATGTCCAATTTCTTGCGTCATTAATACCAACATCAAATCCACCAAAATCAAAACCTAAACTTTCATGGTAGTTTCCTAATGCTATTAAGAATTCGAACACTTCTTGGTGAGTAGCAAATACCGTATCGTATTCTACTCTTACTACTTCTGGTAAAGATTCTTGATAAATTACTCCTTTGACCGATCCTCTAGTTGGAAGACCAGATAATGATTGCCAAAGAGAACTTATAAATGACTCACTGCTGGTCACAAATGTAGGTGCTCGATAAAATCTATCTTGATAAGCAACAATAGTACCTTTCTGATATGCTGTTAATGGTTCCCATGGAACAAACTCAACTGCTTCGCCACCTACTTCAAATGAACTGGTTGGACCAAACTTATTAGGTTTCAATGTGTTAAAGTATCCTAAATTTTTATCGTATCCTTTAACTTTATAACCATTTTCAATTTTTTGTACAATTACACCACTATAAAAGTTTCTATTTTTATATGGTGAACTATGAATAGTAATCTCAATATTTTCATTTGGAATAATGAGACTGCTTCTAGTGCTTGTACTACTAAACTGATCGCTTCTAACTTTCAATGTGTCTTTGTCTGTAAAGCCTTCTACTCTATGCGACAGTTTAGTATTTACTGTTCTTATTTTATCTACAAAATCAGTCTTAGTATTAAGTCCTTGATATGTTAACCAAGAATGTATAAATTGTGTATAACCTGTATTAATAATTGTGTCATTGTTCGCATCTAAGTCGCCATGAATTCTAAAATGGTCTGCTGACTTAAATTTAAATATTTCTCTATCAGTTTTATTAATAAGTTTGAAACTTTCTGCAGGAGGTGTTTCAGTATTTGTTGGGTCTGCAAATAATGTTACAAATCTTCCGGGCTTGGCCAGTAACAATGCTTCTGTTATTGCAAATGGATACGATGAACTATACTTCCATGCATTTTCTACAGGTGCGCCATCGCCAAACTTCCAATCATTAGATATTAAATTACCTGAACCTGTAACTGTGGTTACTATATCATATGTGCTAGTGATTGCGTTTAATTCACCTACTGTAGTAATATTGCCTGCGTTATTTTCTTCAGGTTTAAGTGCAACGGCATAGTATTTGCCTGACCAAGTATATGGTTCACTAGAACCCCATATTGCATCTGTAGAGTCTTTTATTCCACCAAATGCATACGGGAACATAGGGTTGCCGTTATAATCTACTGTAGTAACATAGTAATAAATAGGTGTTGTAGGAGATTCAGGTGTTACACCATATCTCATGTTGTATTTTGCTAGTCCAGGCTTGAATCCTACAAAGCCATCTGCACTATCATCTGTTGCATCATATTCATAATCTTCTAAGTATTCACCAGTATGGTACCCGCCTGGGCCACTGCTTCTTGTTCCAGATTTAAGTCTAAAAACACTTTTAATATTTGTAATACCACTACTGCTGTCCATAGCATCAGCATAACCATAAGGACCGTAAATTGGTAACCCGTCCCATGCAAATCCTACAATAGGCGAATGCTCTGTTGTACTCCATTCCTCTAAGCCTGCATGTTTAGGCTCAATAATGTAAGTTCCTTTAGGTGCTGTTTCGTTTCTATAAATCGGGTTTTCATGCCATGTCCCTGATGCATCTGTTTTGTTTTCATCTTTTAAACTGTAAATAGGCACACCAGTAACAGTAACACCAACAAAGTTATCACCTAGCTCGTCTGCAAATCCCTGGGCAACTACGCCTTCAGGGACAATACTGCTATTTCCCATTTGTTCAAATGTATAATTATAAAGTTGGAAACCAGACTCTATATTGTCATTTCTAATATAGATATTTGCAATTTGGAAACTGTCAAACCCAACACCCACAGTATCCCAACCAGTAGTATCCCATGTAATCCTTGCAGATGTACCAGTACCGTATGTTACATTAATACCGTTAGGAAGATTATTGTGTCCTTGACTGTCATAAAACTGGTCTGTAATATCTAAACTAGCAACTCTTGCGTTTGACCAATTAAGTGAGTTTGTTGTAGAACCGTTACTAGATATCTCACCAGGACTTAAAAGTGTACCTGTTTTTGTTACTGGTAATAAATTAGACAGACCTGGTCTTGCAAAATTATTTTTAATTTTGTAACTTTCATCGGCAAAGTTTTCTCTAGGCCCTTGCCTAATAATACCTAGTTCTAAATCGTTCCACATGCTCTCATTTAGAGCAGTGTAGTCGGTGCCATATTGCGTATCCCACCAAGTTGGCTTTTCAAAGAAACCCAACATTTCCCATGGATGAGTATGGGGTCTCACTGTATCGTAGTAATAATTGTACCAGCCTCTCCAGTGACCTGGAAGATCTATATTGCCTCTGTAATTCCAAGTCCACTTGTCGTTTTGATCAAAAAACTCGTTTTTCTGATAATCTGTTTTATTTGCACTAGACCAGATAATAAAATTATGTCTTAATAAATCTGCATATTCTTTAGGCTCAAAATCTGTATCTCTAAAGTAACCAGCTCGTACATCTGTTGTGTTCAATTTTGGTAAACTGTTTGCATCTCTAAATTGTTTTTGACAACTGTTGTAAATTCTTTTTTCAAACTCTAATAAAATATCATCAGTGATGTTACCAACTGTTGGTGTTTTACTGCCATCGTGTCCTATTACAACATCTATAGGAGTTTGATACGATGAATCTGTTTCTATTCTAGGTTGATGTAACGGATATATGCCCATTGCACTCGGTGTAGGAGGACATTCAGCACTGTCTCTGTTTTCATCATACAATTTTACAATAATTGTGTCGCCTACTGATAATGTGAATTTAGAAGAATCTAATTGAACCGTAATTGGGTTAGTGCTACTAAATGTATATTCATCATCTAATAATAAAATGCGAGGGAATTCATCGTTAAATGCTTTATAGTAAACTAGTGCAGTATTTTCTAAAAGTGCAACATCTTTATATTCGTCTAGTGTATATTCAAACTCTGCAACATCTGTAACATCAAATGTTTGTTCTACAAAGTTATCTCCATACGGTAAAATATAACTAGTTGCAAATACACCTTTACCTATACTGTATGATACTGTATTTCTTAAAACTTTTTCAAGTAAATATTCATTTGAATAAAGACTAGTATCAAATGTATTATAATATTTTTGTATTTCTGATTTTAATCTGTTTTTAAACTTTTCGTATTCTCTGCCAACAAATCTAATAGACTCAAGCAAGTTATGTGGTTGATCGTCTAATAAAAACGCACCTAAGATCAAATTATCGTTTGACATGGTAATGTCAGTTGCGTGTATTAAATCTTTAGGACTAGAATCAAAATTGTTGCTTGCTAATGCATCACCTGCAAATCCGTCTTGACTTTCTACAAATCTCTTAAAGTGAGGCAAGTACTGAGGTTCTGCAATAATTTCTATATCATTCTTATCAGGGTTGTTTCTCCAACTTAAAGGAATATCATATCTACTATTATTAATTAATCGTAAGCCATCATCACTTACAACTTCAATTTCAATGATATCGCCATTTTTAAAATCAAATTTTGAAAATACGATGTTTCCGTCGTTATAAGTGTAATCAGAAATTATAACACTGTTCTTTTTAACTATTATATCATAACCACTAGGCGTGCCTAATCTAGTGTTTGGTACTGCACCAATATCGTAAATTAAAGTCTTATCTTCGATAATATTAGCATCAATAGTGTATGTTGTATGAATTTTTTGACGAGATAAAGCATCTACTGTCTTCCAATAAGAATGATACTCTGTTTTGTTGCCAAGTAATTTATAATAAAACGCACCTTTTATAGAACTGTTTGTACTACTACCGAATGGTTTATAGTTATATGATGCTGTTTCTATACAGTTCTCAAAACTAATTTCACTAGCACTTTTAAATTGACTGTAACTTAAAGGGAACCCTAATACACTATCATTTGTGCCTGTTCCTACTTTATAAGAAAATATCTTACAACCGTCAAAAGATGAACTAGGATAAATGCCAAGATTGTTTAATGATCTATTTTTATCGTCGTATAAATTAAACAGAGGTGCTTGGTTGACATTTGTTTTATTTTGTGCCTGCTGGAATCCTGCATCTGTTACCAAATAATCTATTCCACTATAATTAATACCATTTTTAATATTAAATGTATCACCTGTAGCAAGCACCGCACCTTCTGCTGTTAAAGCAATACTTGAACCTACACCGCTTACTTTATAGATAATGTTTTTATTTGTTTCAGATTCGTTATCAAAAACAATTAACATATTGTTAGTTAAATCAACATTATCTATAGTAAATGTTGATTGGCCTTGTATGTCTGATATGAGATTTTCTGTAACAAATAAATCTACTTCACCTCGATAATTTGTACCGTGGTTATACATTTCTATTCGTCTATCGAATTCTATAATAGGTCTTTGAGCTCTGTATTTTTTATCCGGTAATGTATCACCTACATCTAAAAAGTTATTTCTATGATACCAGTGGTTACATCTACTCCAAGCAGAACCAACTACTGATCCTCTTTCTATAACCATGTAGTCTGAGTATTCTTGATTTGCTTGAGCACCAAACATTCTATTACTAATACTTTGCTTGGTTAGATAAATGCTTTCTCCTACACCACCTACAATATAATTTGTTGCAATATAACTAGAAGGTATAACATAATTACCAACAAAAGAAATAACCATTCCGTTGCGTAATTTTTTACCGTTCATGTTTGGAGATGTTGTGCCATCTACAAATGTGTATTCTTTTTTGCCTATAATATCTTTTTCTATATTAATAGGATTGTATTGATCCATTGTGATTGTAACAACACTTGGGCCTGTAAGTGACCAAAAATATTCTGCATGATTTATAAACTTGTCAACATTAATCGGTGGCATAAATGTTTGGTAATTAGAACCAAACAATGTATTATGATTTCTTACATTAACACCATAAGTTTTAAGTATATCTATAAATTCATCATAGAAAATTACATTTTCACTTTCACCAGTAATAGGATTTAAATTGTTTACCGCTGGACTAAAAGCATAGTGGAATCTATCTGGATTCAGTGTGTCAATAAATGCTCCGGATAAACCTGTGTCGTCACCGGTCTTCTTACCAATGTATCCGGAAAGCACAGTTGTATTTGCTTGGCTATATAATTGCTCTACAGTACTTTCGAAAAAGTTTTTAATTGCTGTAGTTTGCAATACAACTGGTAAATTGTTTACTAACTTATCGGCCATTTAAATTTTACCTTTTTACACTTAAAGTTTGTTGACTAATTTTTTCTACAACTTCTATATCATTCACAGTAGCGGTATTTAAAAACAATTCATCTGGTTCACCTTTTACTTGGAAAAGATCACCAAACTTACCACTAGTGTTTCTAGGTACAATAACTATACTACCTATATTACTGCCCAATCTTTGATGCACATAACTGCTGAGTTCTGTAAAGTAAAAAGTTTCACCAAACTCCCAATTATCTACATTAAAGTATGTGTCAAATGCTTTAATAATTCTACTTCGAATTTCGTTGTCGCTAAGTGTAGAACTTTTTAGTTTGACAACTCTAAATTTTGCTTGTACGCTTTCGTCTGCATCATCACCAAATAATTTCTTAAATTTGGCACTCTTAAATACCAATGTATCACTTGCTGATTTGAATTCTTGTAAACCTTTAAATTCGTTTGCTAATTCTGAACTGGTTGGCGGATATGGCCATTCAGTGCCAGGTACTTTTTTGTACTTCAATACATCACTGTAATATGTACTAGTTAACACTAACATTTCAACCACATTACTAATGCTAGGATCAATTCTCACATCTTTAGGTGCAACATGCTTCCATTTAAAAATCACTTCGTCGTTGCTTTGTGATGCAGTATTTTGACCTGCTGACCTACCATTTCTCACATAAAATTCGTCTTCGTCTTTTTCTATTGCAGATACAATCTGAGGATTAGTGCTCTGCTTAGTTAATTGAAAAATCTTTTTGGTATCCACTGCATACAACAACAATCCGTTTAATGCGCCTACATTATTTTCAAATTCACTTACTAAGGTTTGCTTTTTAAGTATTACCAAATTTATGTTGTCTAGGCTCTTAGTATTAGCATAACTACCAGGACTAATTTCTCTTGTGCCTATATTAACACTAATACTTGTTTCGTTTCTTAAGTCCTCAATAACACCAGTAAAAGGTCTACTATATTTGTAACCATCAAAATCTGTATAGTGGTCAAAGAACACTAAATCATGTTTATTAACAAACTCTCTAAATTGTAATGGTCTATCAGGAACTAGATCGCCATCAACATCGTATGCTGATACAATAACTTTACGATTGTCTGTAAATCCGTCATTGTATTTGACCGGCTCTACCACAGTCCATTTAATATCATTATCAAGTTTATCCTTGTCGTATGAATAATTAACAACCATTTGATCTCTGCTTAATCCGCCTGCATCTCTTACATAAGTATGTGCGTTTTCATTCCAATTCTTAATCCTAATATTTCCTGTTTGAAGAGTTGGATTGGAATCAAGTAACAGTACTCTACCTGTTGCATTTGCGTTAGCAGTATCGTTATTAGGACCATAACTGTATGTGCCTGTTGTGGCATTAGCATGATAAATTTCTAATTGCTCAGTATCGCTGTTATAATCTCTATAAATTATTTCACCGTTAGCGGCCAAAATGTTATATCCAAATGTTGTGTTATTGAATTCAAATGTAACCTGTCCTGGCCAAAAGTTAATAATACCGCTGTTGTTTGAAAGTGTAATATTACTATAACTAGCATTGGCACCGCTATCATCGGTTTTAAAATATGTAGGCAAATTTACTATTGCTGGATTAACAAATACATTAGATGGTCGATCACCATTTCTAAATATGCCTAAATTTGTTTTCCAATCTACAGTAACATCATACCACTTAGTATTTCTTGCTCTCAAAGGAATATTTGTTAGATATCCGTTTGGCTGATACAAGTCACCGCTTAAATCACTTCTAAATACATCACCTTTAAACGAATCGCCTAAACCATCTGAATTAGAATCTATCCAAGTAAATGTTTCTGAACTACCAGGTTTAAAGTTTAGTTTTGTAAATGTAATTAAATCCTGATTTGCGGCATTATCAGAATCAAGTATTTTTGAGTTTTGTATATTATAAAACTTAAGATCTTTTTTACTTTCAACTATGTAATGCTGACCTCTACTAGTAACATTGTATGTTGTTTTTCCGTTGACTGTTCCTGCAAACTCACATAGCACTAACCAACTTGCATCAAGTCCATTGCCGGATGTGTTTCTAGAATAAAAAGGTGACCATTCACCGGTCTTGTCTATATTCGTATTTTGTATAACATACCAAAAGTCTTTTTCTGAATCGTACCCTAATGCAAAGGTTCTTTTGTTTTCTAACTCAGTGCCAATCAATGATCTTTCATTTCTATCAGTGGCAAATTCTTTTCTAATACTAGGAATATAGTCTGTAACTTTCCAGTTATGTTGAATCTTATCACTTATCTGTATAGGTGCAACTCCTGTGCTTAATCCACTGCTGAGTTCACCATTATTATCGACTCGTGTAAGTCTAGCCCAAGTCCAATCGGATGGATCTCTAGGATTCTCAAATCTTAAGAAATTATTTTCTTGGAACATTTTAAACATAAACTTGCCAGTTGTATTATTAAAATAATTGTTCACCAAAACATTTTCCTGTCCTGCTACAGAAGATTTTTCTGTAAAATAACCTGTCTGGCTTTTGCCTGTTACAACTGGTAATGATTTAAATAATATATCATGCCTTTCAATGTTGAATTTGTTTGTATCCAAATCCATCCAGCCTTCTCTGTATTGGTTATAAACAAAATTACTCAATCTCTGATTTTTAAGTATTTTAGGTAATGTTACTGTTAATACTTCAGAAACTGTATTATTAATACCTACTGTAAATTGGCTTGTAACTGTTTTACTTTCACTATACAATGCACCATCTTGTGCAAATGTTTCTAAATTCTGATATGTTCCTGTCGGATCATTAATATCAATATATCTACTATGGCCGGCATGAGTTCTATTAATTGCTTTTAGTTTTGTAATATTACTGCTTTGACTAAACGGAAACACATTATAATCCTGTGCAGAAACCATTCTGTTTTGTGTATAGAATGCTTGCGGTGCTCTCTGTTTAATAGCACCCAATGTTTCTGCTGGCAAACTGTTTTTCACAGTGTACTTTAAACTACATGTAATAGTTAATGTGTGCTTTTCGCCAGTTGCATTTTCATAAGGAATAGGTATCTGTATGTTTCTTGCCATTGCAGGAGTAATTGTAAATGCTTCAGGTAAACTAACCCTGTGATACATTTTAAATCTACCGTAAGGAATATTACCAAATGTACCGTCTGGGAATTTTAATCTTATACCTGCATTATCAATATTTTCTATAGAATATAAATTCTTCTCACCTAGTGTGAGATCGTTATATGTTAATGTTTGTCCAACAGTGTTAGGTACTCGTTGCCATTTATTTAAAGTTACACCATTTGAATCTAATTCTGATAACCAAACATCACTTTCGTTAATGTTTGGTATATTAACATTTTCAATTCTATTTTCAATAGGTGTAATGTAGTTAAAATCGTTAGTACCTAATGTACCCTGCTTAAACATCAAGAAGAATCCGGTATCATCACTGCCTATACCTTTACCATCGTTTCTGTAAATTAAATTAAAGTTATTAAGTTGATTAGGGTGTTGTTCTTCAAACACGCCGCCGTCTTTAAAATCTGGATTAACAACCTCAAAGTTTAATTGTCTATTGTTAACACTAATTTTAAAAGGAAAACTAATAGGAGCATTTAATTGAGTTTGTATTTCATAAATGTCTGTTGGCACATCTGCTACTTTACCTGACTTTACAGGCGCACTATATCTATTACTACTGCTCATCGCAGAATTTAATACTAATAAAAATTGCTCGTAACTGTCAGGATTATTTGCATCATCAAAGAAAATGTTTACATTGTTAAGATTATTACCAGCACTGTCTGTAACAGTTTCTGATGTTCTAATAGAATCAACTTTTAATAGCCCGCTTGCACAAATATTTCTTCTTGGATTGTAGCCAAGCATTCTTGCAAGTTTAAAAACAGAGTCGCGTCTTTCAGCAGTTTCTAAAAAGTTTTCTCTGCTGTTGAGATCCATTCTGAATGCCAGTGACTGAGATATAAACGCCAGCATTTCAATGATAGCAATAAACTCAGAACTTTCTGTGTAGTCGTTAAAGTTTTCAGGAAAGTTTGTTTTGATATAATCGACTAGAGCATTTTTAATGGTGTCAAAATCATACGCCTGGAAATCAACCTGGCTAAATGCTTTATATGCAACTTTCCAATCTTCTGCCGCAAATAAATTATTCTGTCTATTAACTAAAGCCATTTTTAATTCTCTCTTGTAAACTCAAGATACAGTGCATCTTCTGCGTTTAAGTAAACAAAGTTTAATGCTACTTCTACTCTAATAGAATGGTCAGTTCGTAGCATCTTAATATCTCGCAATTCAACTCTTGTTTCTTTTTCTATAATTCTTTCTATATCTTCTCTAATTTCATTATCTGTAACTAGATCCTCAGGATTCATTAGCAAGTCATGAACAATACAACCAAAATCCGGTCTCATTACTCGCTCGCCTTTCTTGGTGTAAAATTCATTCAGTAGATCTCTTTTCACCAATTCTATATCTGTAAGAGTATATGGTGCCCTAATATTGTCTACTGTATTGAATCCTTTGAATACTGTTGCCATACAAGTATTTATCATAATCATTAACTATAGTTTTAATTAAAGAAAAAGTGGTTGACAGGGCGTAAAAAGTGTGTATAATAAGCAATGTTGTAGTAAATACAACTGTTATTTTTACTAACAAGAGGAACAATTAAATGTTCAAGATCAAAAATGAGTTTGATCGTATTTGTGTGTTAGCCGATGTTGCTAACAAAAAACTTAACTTTAAGAGGTTCCATACAATGTCTGCTACCAAGCAGAAGTATGCACAGTTTGGAATCTATGATAGTGTTAACAAAAAGTTTGTTCTTTTTGACACTATTTACTTTGCAGGTCACTATGGCTACGATAAACATGTTAAGCCACAGGAATTTGTAGAGATGGAGAAACTTATCAAGAATGTCTAAAGTCTTATATCTACATGGTGCTAATGCTTCGCCTGATAATTTTAATTATTATAAATTAATTTTGCCAAAACATGACAGCATAGCACCTATGTATGATATGGATGAAGATCCTTTTGATGTTGTGGACTCTGTGACTAGAAAGGTCCGCCGTGAACTAGGTGATGAACCTATCACGGTGGTCGGCCACAGTTTTGGCGGATTAATTGGTGCTTGGTATAGTGCCATTAATCCCAGCCAAGTTAAACACCTAGTTACTATTGCTACACCGTGGCAAGGCACACCTGTTGCTAGAATTTTTGGTTATTTTTTTAGAAACTCGAAAATGTTCCAAAACACTAGGCCAGGTGCTGATGTTTTAAATTTACTGCAATCTAAAAAGTTTAACGGTATGCATACTAACATTGTTTGTACTCGAGGTGGCAATCCTGTTGCCGGTATGGGCAGTCAAGCCAATGACGGCATGGTAAGTGTTAGTAGCCAAAGTGCTACACCGCCTCTATTCAAAAACAGCGAAAATTTCTTTATTGAGGCTGGACATAGCGGAATTTTGTTAAATAATACTGCAACAGAGTTATTAACTAAATGTATATTCGAGGAAAATTGTGAGCCAAAATCTCAATCTTAACAACACACTGGAAGAAGAACTACGACTAGAACTTTGTGATCAACTTAAACTTATACATGCTTTAAAAGCAGAAATAGATATGCTTAAAAGAAGTGTTGCGGAAGAACAAGATCAGAAATACAGAGCGTATGTGAAAATTTCAGATTTACAAAGACTTTTAAATAGCAAAGAGCTTTAAGCAGATCCTGAATCTGTAGTCGATCCAGTATTGTTTGGGTTGTACGGTGTTGCAGGTGTTGCACTGAAACCTAAAACACTATTTCTCATGTTTCTTAAATCTAATGCTTGTTGTTGCCAAGAAACATTTCTATCACCATAATCAGGTAAAGGTATATAATCAGGAGTTTGAAATAACTCTCCTTCGAATAATCTACGATAATAAAAGTCTGGCCTTTGTTGAGGTGTCGACCCGTTAACACTTGGGCCGTATGAAAATTCAAGCATTGCTTTTGGAACTTTTTGAAAATCGCCTGCGTTTGTAAGTGCTAATGCTTTACTACCTGCTAATCCAGTGTTGCCATCCGTTCCTTGGACTCCAATGTGCATAGCCATGCTGGTTAAAGCGGCTACTTGGTTATCGGATACTAAAAGTTCAGTGCCGTCAGGTTTGACTGGACTAATTAAAGATCTCACTTCTGTTGATGTTGCGGCAAAGTCTGCTCTAATTAATTGTATGTTTTGACTGTCTGTTAAATGTTCAGCATTTGTAAAGTCATTTATACTTATGCCAGACTGTTTATCCATATAAGTCACAATACCAACATTTTCTACTTTACTAACACCCATTAAGTCATAAGATTTTTTTATATCAGCAGGATCGGTATCTGCTGAGAGAGCATTTAACTTTTTAACTTTGTCCCTAAGAACTGCAACATCAGCATTGCTTGAACTAAGTCGTTCTCCTTGTGGACCTAGTGCGATCTGTTTTAAGTCTGCGTCTAAACCATTTAATCTTGTGGTTGAGCCTATTAATAATGCCTTATCTGGTGTAAGTGTAGCACTTCTAACTGCTGGTATAGAAGTTGCCAATGCTTTTGCTATGTTTGGAGATACTAACGATTTATTTAAATTTTTATTCTGTGCCCTAGTCCAATTACTGGGAACTTGCACTGCTGGATTATACATTGGATTATTAAACCCTTGGTAACTTACACCTTGCTGAAAACCGGATGGACTATTTAATGATGCTGGTATTGGATTACCGTTTGTGTCCGCTGTTCCTGATGATGCTACTGGCTGTCCGTTTGCGGCCGCTGGATTTGATGGTTGCGATCCTGGTGCACCACTTGTTCTTGGGTCGCCCATTGCATGGCCTCCCCATGGTTCAGCCGTCATAAATTCTGTTACAATACTTACAACTGATGGTGCTGTGCCATCTCTAACACCACCTGTTGGCAAAACATTATCACTATCTTTCTCGTACGGTATTTCTCCAACAGGTTGATCTAAAAATGTTCTTGTTAGCAAGCCGCCTATTGTTGTTGCATCTGATGCATCATTTGCACTTCCACCACCACTGTTCATTAAAACTTTACTGGCTTTTTCTACAATGTTTCCGCCACTTTCTATAACAACATCACCGCCTGCTTTTTCGCTGAGTTTATCATCGGTCTGTAAATTTATTGGTCCTGGTGTTTTTAAGTTTATAGCAGTTCCGGATTGCATGTTTGCTACACCTGCAGAATTTAGGTGTATATCGCCTGAGGCTGATGTTGCAAAGATACTTGCGGACGATGCAAATCTTGTTTCTAGTTGTGATTCAAATAAAAGATTGCCGCCAATGCCTGTAGGCGGTGAACCAAGTTCTGATGATCC